CCATCGTTCAGACACACAAGGTAGTTTTAACATAAGGGTTGCGATTTATAAAGGAGAAGCAGAAATGGCAACGAAAAAAGCGAAATCGACCGCAAAGAGTCGGGAACAGGCAGAGTACGACAGAATCAGTGTGCTTTACCAGAATATACCTGCAAACAAGAGGACTCTTGTTGAAGGATTGCTCTGGCAGGCAGCCAGACTGAGAGTGTCACTCGACGATCTGTATGAAGACCTGAGAGTGAATGGAAATACGGAGATGTTTAAGCAGGCAAATGACGGAGTAGAGTTTCCGAGAGAACGTCCTGAGTCAAAGATCTTCGCAACGAGAGACAAAAGTTATCTCGCAATCATCAAAAAGCTCGATGAGCTCCTTCCGGTGCAGGAAAAACCGAGCGGTTTTTCTAAGCTGTGACGAACTACATCAATAAATACTACCAGGCTATCCGAGATGGTTCGATAGTAGTTGGCAGATGGATATTACTTCTGTATGAGTACATAGTGAAAGGCCTTGAGGACAAGGCCTTTTATTTTGCACCGAAAAAAGCTGACAGGGCGATCAAGTTCATCGAGAACTACTGTCACCACTCAAAAGGAAGGAATGACCTCTTAAAGCTGGAGTTATGGCAGAAGGCTTTGGTCTCTGTCATCTTCGGAATAGTAGACGAGAACAATTACAGACAGTTCCGTGAAGTCGTACTGGTTATTGCCAGGAAGAACGGCAAGTCACTGTTCGCATCAGCGATCATGGCATACGTCGCTTTCCTCGATGACGAGTACGGAGCTGAGATCTATTGTCTCGCACCAAAGCTCGAACAGGCCGAGATAGTTTACTCATGCTTCTGGCAGATATGTCTGTCGGAGGATGAGATAAGAGACAAGATACAAAAACGGGGAAGGCAGTCTGACTTCTATATCAGTGATACGAACACAGTTATCAAAAAGGTAGCCTTTAATGCTAAGAAGTCAGACGGCTTTAACCCACATCTCGTAGTCTGTGACGAGATTGCTTCATGGGTTGGAGATCCAGGAAAGAAGCAATATGAAGTCATGAAGTCGGCTCTCGGTGCTCGTAAGCAGCCGATGATCCTGTCATGCACGACTTCGGGATATGTAAACGAAGGAATCTATGACGAGCTCTTCAAGAGAGGAACACGGTTCCTGCTCGGAGACTCAAAAGAACAGAGACTGCTTCCGGTCTTCTACATGATAGATGACGTGGACAAATGGAACGACATCAACGAACTTGCCAAGTCAAATCCGAACTTGGGAGTGTCGGTCTCTGTTGACTATATGCTCGAAGAGATAGCAATAGCGGAAGGTTCTCTGTCAAAGAAGGCAGAGTTCCTTACAAAGTATTGCTGCATCAAGCAATCAAGTTCTCAGGCTTGGTTATCAACTAAGGTCATTGACGGAGCTGTCAGTGATCCGATCAAGCCGGAGGACTTCTACAACTGCTATGCGGTCGGAGGTATCGACCTGTCCCAGACAACGGACTTGACCTCTGCCTGTGTGGTAATCGAGAAGGACGGGATCGAGTATGTCATATCTCACTTCTGGCTTCCTGCCGAGAAGTTAGATGATGCCATAGCTCGTGACGATATACCGTACCGAGAGATGATCGAGAGCGGTTTCATGTCGCTCTCCGGTGAAGGCTTCGTTGATTACAACGATGTCTTCCGGTGGTTTCTCGGCATGGTGCAGGACTACAAGATAATGCCGTTGGTGGTCGGTTATGACCGCTATTCGAGTCAGTATCTTGTGCAGCAGATGAAGAACGATGGCGGTTTCCTGATGGATGATGTCTATCAGGGATGGAACATGACTCCGGCAATAAACAGGCTCGAAGGCGAGCTCAAGGAAAGACGGATCAAGATAGGTGACAATGCTCTGCTCAGAGTACACCTTCTCGATACGGCACTCCAGCGTGACCGGATGACTAAGAGAGTCAAGATAGTAAAGCTCAATGATAACAGTCATATAGACGGATGTGCAGCCTTGCTGGATGCACTGATAGTCAAAGATAAATGGGCAGGCGAGTACGGCCGACAATTAAGAAACGAGTGAGGAAAGAGAATGGGACTTTTAGAAAAGATCTTCCCCAAAAAGTATAGGACACCTATACAGGCTGAGAGATGGGAACCTCTAACAGCGTACAGAGCGGTCTTTACTAACTGGAAGGGCGAGCTCTATGAGTTTGACCAGGTCAGGAGTGCGATAGATACTCTTGCCAGACATACGGGAAAACTGCAAGTCAGCATATCAGGCACGGCTAAGGGCAGAACGAGAACAAAGCTCAGAATCAAGCCTAACAAGTATCAGACCTGGTATCAGTTCTTGTATAGGACAAGGACCATCCTTGAGATGCAGAACAATGCGATCATCGTTCCTATTCTTGATGAGTACGGAGAGATCGCAGGACTGTTCCCTGTTCTCCCTTCTTCCTGTGAAGTCGTGCAGACGAAGAACGGCACGGAGTATCTGAGATACACGTTCGCTGATAACCAGAAGGCTGCTATGGAACTCGACAGATGCGGAATCATCACGAAGCATCAGTATAAGAGTGACGTTTTCGGAGACCGTAACTCAGGCTTAGATGGTACGCTCTCGCTCCTGGATATGAACAAGCAAGCCATCAAGGAAGCCGTGAAGACCTCTAACTCGTTCAAGTTCATGGCAAGGATGACGAACTTCGCTAAGGATGAGGACATCAAGAGAGAACGTGCAAGGATCAAGGAAGCTAACCTGTCAGACAAGGAAGGCTTCCTTCTTTTATTCTCCAACCTTGTTGGCGAGCCTAAGCAGATAGACTACAAGCCTTACACCATTGATGACAAACAGCTCAACCGCATCGACACGAACATTGAGAAGTATTTCGGTGTCTCCGCTGAAGCAATCAGGAACGAACTGACAGGTGATAAGGCAGCAGCCTTCTATGAAGGTGCTGTTGAGACTTTTGCAATACAGGCCTCCGAAGTCATCACGAATATGTTATTCACTCCGATCGAGCAGTCAACTGGAAACGGATTCATGCTCACGGCTAACCGCATACAATTCATGACCAACGCTGACAAGCTGAGCTTCACAACTCAGATGGCAGACAGAGGACTTGTGTTCATTGATGAGCTCCGTGCGATATGGAATCTTCCACCGCTTCCTAACGGACTCGGACAGCAGATACCGAGACGTGGCGAATATTACCTTTTAGATCCTAATAACCCTGGCGAAAGTGAGGAACAAGACAATGCCAATGAAGGATAACAGAGAATACCGTTCTATGGAGCTGAGGACAGCCGAACAGAGCGAAGAGAAAAGCTATATCGTTGAAGGCTATGCAACGACCTTCGGAGATACATACGAACTCTTCCGTGATGGTAATTACATCGTAAAAGAGAACGTAGACAGAGATGCTTTCAAGAATACCGACATGAGTGACGTTATCTTCCAGATCGACCATGAAGGAAGAGTCTATGCAAGGACAAGGAACGGCTCACTCGGTCTGGAGATCGATGAGCACGGTCTGAAGACAAGAACTAATCTCGGACTTACAGAGTCATCCAGAAGCGTATATGAAGACATCAATGCCGGACTCTATGACAGGATGAGTTTTGCTTTTACTGTCACAAAAGACAGTTATGCAGAAGAGGAACAGGCAAACGGAGACGTTATCCTGACTCGAACAATATTAGAAGTAGGAAAGCTTTATGACGTAAGTGCTGTAAGTTTCCCTGCTAACCCTAACACAGATATTTCAGCTCGTACAAAAGATGCCATTGACGGAGAGATCAAGAGGATAGGAGCGGAGCGACTTCACGAGCAGAAAATAACCGAGATGCGTTCAAGCATCAAGGAACAGATTTCAAGAATTATGGAGGTTAAATCTAATGGTTGAAATCAAAGAAATGTCAATCGAAGAGGTTGAGGCTCGTACCCTTGAGATTGAGTCAGAGGTTGAGAGTGCAGATGAGGCAAGAATGAATGACCTCAAGGCAGAACTTGATAGCCTCGAACAGAGAAAAACCGAGTTAAAGAAGGCTG